CATGCAGAATCGTTACCTAGACCAACTGGGTATCGAATTTTAATATTACCATTTACACAATCTAGTGTTACTAAAGGTGGAATACATTTAGCTAAACAAACCGTTGATAAAGAAAGACTTTCAACTGTTGTTGGTTACGTAGTTGCTATGGGCGCAGACGCTTATAGTGATCCACATAAGTTTCCTGAAGGACCTTGGTGTAAAGAAGGTGATTGGGTGATCTTTGGCAGATATGCTGGAGCTCGTTTTCAAATAGAAGGTGGCGACATGCGTATTCTAAATGATGATGAGATTCTAGCCTGTATAGATGATCCCGAAGCAATATTATCATAACAATCTTGAGGAGGACTCATGCAAAATAATGAAGCAGAAAAAATAGAACTAGAATTAGAACTTCCCGAAGGGGAAGTAGATGTAAGAGAAGCAGATGTAGATACATCACTTCCAGACACTATTCAACAAGAAGCAACAGTAGAGGAAACTTAAAACTGATACTGTTGGTAAAGAGTTGGATGAGATTAGTGAATCAGTACAAAAACGTATAGATAAGCTAACGTATAAAATGCGAGAAGCAGAAAGACAGCGAGATGAGGCTGTTGGATATGCTCAAAGTATTAATCAAAGCAATACCCAACTTAAAGAAAAATTAAAGAATTCCGATTCTTCCCTTTTCAAAGAGTATGATAACAGGGTACAATCAGAAATTGAAAGAGCAAAGTCTCTTTTAAAAGAGGCACAGGATGCAGGAGATGGTGAACAAGTTGCAAATGCAACTGAAAAACTTTCTAGAGCTAGTGCTGAAGCAGAAAATCTTAGAAGGCTTTCGGCTCAGCAACAGGTTAGAGAGAAAAACAAACCTCAAGACGCACCCGTTGAGCCTTATCAGCCGACTTTACAAGCGCAAGCGGCAGGACCAGATCCTAAAGCAGAGCAATGGGCGGCTAATAATAAATGGTTTGGAGATGATCAAGCAATGACGTTTGCAGCTTTTGGAATACATAAACAGTTAGTGGAAGAAGGGGTTGACCCAAGTTCTGATAACTACTATTCTGAAGTTGATAAAAGAATGCAAGAAAATTTCCCACATAAGTTTTCAGAAGAGCAGTCTGCCCCGTGCAACAGGTTGCTGCCTCTAGCCGAGGGGTTAGTGGTAAAAAAGGATCACGCAAAATAAAGTTATCACCTAGTCAAGTAGCAATAGCGAAAAGATTAGGGGTACCGCTAGAAGAATATGCTAGACATATCGAAGGAGTATAAATATGACAGATGATAATAAAACAACAGAAGTCAGCACTGACCGTAACTCACGGTCTGCAGAGACACGAGACTCTCAAACTCGCAGAACGCCTTGGGCACCCCCATCCATGTTGGATGCACCCAAACCACCTCCTGGATACCAATTCAGGTGGATAAGAGAAGCTACTAGAGGGATAGATGATAAATCTAATATGTCTAAACGTATTAGAGAGGGATATGAACCTGTGAGAGCAGAAGATTTTCCTGAATTTGAAGCCCCTACTATTGATAGTGGTAGTAACTCTGGAGTCATTGGTGTTGGAGGATTAATTCTCGCTAAAGTTCCTACCGAAACTGCTGAAGAACGTAATGCTTACTTTAGAGGTCAAGCAGAATCAGCAATGCAAGGTGTGGACCAAAACTACATGCGAGAAAGTGACGCTAGAATGCCTATAAAAGATGGAGACATCCAAAGGACTTCTAAAGTCGCGTTTGGCAGTAAACCTGTCAATAAAGGAAATTAATAATAACAATGTATATAGACAAAGGAGATAATCATGGCTAATACAGATAAACCAGATGGTTTTACTCCCGCATATCATATGTACGGTGGTGTTATTCGTCCTGCTAAAATGAGAATCGCNAGTGAAGCATCAGCATCAATCTTTTCAGGTGATGTTGTTAATTTATCAAGCGGATATGTCATTCAAGGCACGGCGACTGGCACTCCTGTAGGTGTGTTCTACGGAGTATTCTTTACTGCTACAGACGGCACGCCAACTTTTTCAAAAGTTTGGACTGGGTCTACAGCAACACTAGGTGGAGCAGATGCAGAAGCTCTCGTTTACAATGACCCTGGAATTGTTTACGAAGCTCAATTTACAGCAGGTACACCTGCGGTAAGTTTCATCGGCTCTAAATATACTCTTTCTACTACTGCAGGCAGCACGCTTAACGGTAGGTCAAAGGAAGGGGCAACTGCGACAACATCAAGTGGTGTAGCGTTATGTGTAGGCTTCGCCTCGCAACCAAGCAATGAAATAGGTGCTTTTGCGAGAGGACTCTTTACATTCCCTACTAACACATTTGCTGTATAATCTAAGGAGAATAAATAATGGCAATTAATAGAGCCCAACTAGTCAAAGAACTAGTACCTGGACTCCATGCTCTTTTTGGATTAGAGTATGAGAGATACAATAACGAACACGAAGACATCTTCGACACCGAGAGTTCTGAAAGAGCATTCGAGGAAGAAGTAATGTTAAGTGGGTTTGGTGAAGCACCGACTAAAGGAGAAGGAGCAGCAGTCGTTTACGATACAGCTCAAGAATCCTGGACATCGCGTTTCACACACGAAACAATAGCATTAGCATTTGCGTTAACTGAAGAAGCTATCGAAGATAACCTCTACGATACACTTTCTTCAAGATACACAAGAGCTTTAGCTAGGTCAATGCAAACAACTAAGCAAGTGAAAGCAGCTAACGTATTAAACAATGCGTTTAGTTCATCATTTGTTGGTGGTGATGGAGTAGAGTTATGTTCTACAGCTCACCCTACTGTTGCTAACGTAGACTTGAAAAATGAGTTAACTGTTGCAGCTGACTTAAATGAGACTTCTCTTGAACAAGCGTTGATTGACATCGCTGACTTCAAAGATGAGAGAAATCTTAAAGTTAATGCACAGGCGAAAAAATTAATTATTCCGCCTGCTTTGCAATTTGTAGCAGATAGACTTATGGAAACTCCTGGAAGAGTCGGTACTTCAGATAATGACATCAACGCAGTTAGAAACATGGGAATGATTCCTGACGGCTATGTTGTAAACCATTATCTAACAGATACTGATGCTTTCTTTATCAAAACTGACGTACCTAACGGACTTAAACATTTTGTTAGAACGCCTGTATCAACTAGTATGGAAGGCGACTTCGAAACTGGTAATGTAAGATACAAAGCAAGAGAACGTTACAGCTTTGGTTGGAGTGACTGGAGAGGTATCTTCGGTTCACCTGGAGCATAATTCGCTTTTGTGAATAAATTAAAGGGACCTTCGGGTCCCTTTTCTTTTGTAAACGAATGATATACAATCAGAAGACTAGGATTTATTAAATTGTTCTATCGACTGACCTAGCAGACAAGCCGAGACAATAGAACTTATTTCCGTAGGAGGAAATTATGGCAAATTCGACATTTAATGGACCAGTCAGGTCTGAAAATGGTTTTAAAGTAATATCAGTTAATAGTAGTACAGGTGCAGCAACTGATGTTGTAGATATCGCATCAACTGGTATTGTTACTAATAAGTATGTAAAACATGTAGGTTTTGCAACGGGTGTAACAGTAAATACTACAGCAGGAGATTCTCCTTCAATAGGTGAATTTACTCAACCAGCAAATACAATAATCACTGATATAAAAATATTTTGTGATACTGCTCCTGTTATTGGAACAGGTGATATTGGTTATGAAGTAGGTACATCTTCTTCAGGTGCACAAATTGTTGCAGCTCAAACTGATGAAATACTTGATGGCGGTACAACTGTCGTTGTTCACAACGTAACTCAAACTGCTTTAGTTCTTCAAACACAAGATGGAACAACAGCTCCAGCTTCAGTTCAATACACAGACACTGCAAGAACTATTTTTTGTAACATCACTAACACAGTGAATGCTACAACTGCAGGTTCTTTTACGTTTATTATTGAATATACTCAAATCGCATAATAGGAGCTTAATATGAGTTCATCCGATGTAAAAGCAACTAAGGCTTTAACAGCCACAGGGCAACTACAAGGGTTCATAGGCACTGGAGCAGGTAGTGCTACTAACTTAGGTTCGATAAGAATTCAATCTGTTCAAGCACAAGCAAGTGCTGCAGATGGTTCTATAAAAATCTACGATGGAACTAGTGCTAGTGGAACTAAACTTTTAATAGAGTTTAAGTTTGGTTCAGCAGCAAATGAATCTTTTGACCACTATCTACCCAATGATGGAGTTAGGTTTAAAACAGGAGCCTATGTAGTATTAGCTAATTGCGACTTTTTTGTAGCTTACTACAACTAATATGGCGACCTCAGGAACTCGTGCATTTAGTTTAGATGTAGCGACCGCAATCGAAGAAGCGTACGAACTTGCAGGATTAGAAGCTCGTACGTCTTACGATGCAGTAACTGCAAGACGTTCTATGAATATTATGTTTGCCGATTGGTCAAACAGAGGTATTCAAATGTGGGAAGTATCTAAAGAAGAACTTACTCTTACTGAAGGAACTAGTGAGTATACTATTAATTCTTTCGATATAGACATCTTAGACGCTTATATAGAAACAACTCTTAATGGAACCGTTACTGATTACACATTAGATAGAATGGACCGTAATGAATTTGTTAGTATTCCTAATAAAACAATTAAAGCTAGGTCAACCGAATACTGGTTAGAAAGATTAAAAAGTCCTGTTATTCATCTTTATCCAACGCCCGACAATTCAACTGACAAACTCATTTACTATGTTTGGAAAACAATAGAAGATTCTTCGGCTCAAATAAACGACGTAGATATACCTACTAGGTTTATGCCTTGTTTAGTTTCTGGGTTAGCTTATTATTTATGTTTAAAAAAGAATGTACAAAAGTTACCTGTAATAAAACAACAATACGAACAGGATTTAAGCAACGCTATAAGGTACGATGAAGACCGTTCTCCTTTGAAACTTGTTCCTAAACACGAGTATATTTAATGGCTTACGCTTCAGGTAAATACGCTTATTTTATCTGTGATACTTGTGGTTTTAGATACCCTTATAAATCAGCAAAAGGTAATTGGGAAAATTTTAGAACATGTCACGAGTGTTATGAACCTAAACATCCACAACTAGACCCACCAAGTATATCCGCTGATGCACAAGTATTATGGAAACCTCGTCCTGACGTTTCTTTACCTCAGAGTCAATTAGGGGTTATAATCACTACAAACCCAGGAAGCGGTATGACTTTTAAATCTGACCCTGTAGGAACAGTTTTTGATGGATTAGGAGCAACTAGTGGTTTGGGAAGCATAACAGTGAGTATAGAATAATGGCGGGATTTACATATAGTGGGTTAAAAACAGCGATACAGAATTATTTAGATAACACTGAAACTACGTTTGTAAACACACTAGATACCTTTATACAAACCACCGAAGAACGTATTTTAAAAGCTGTTCAGTTACCTGTTTTTCGTAAAAATGTTAACGGACAAGTAACTTTAGGGAACACTTATCTTTCAAAACCTACAGACTTTTTGTCTCCTTTTAGTCTAGCTTTAATTGACAGCGATAGTAATTATAGTTATTTATTATTAAAACATGTTTCATGGATTAGAGATTACACACCAGCAGCAGCAACAACAGGTAAACCCCTTTACTATGCTTTATTCGATAACGATACTTTTATTATAGCTCCAACACCTGACGCGAACTATTCGGTAGAGTTACACTACAATTATAGACCAAACTCTTTAACTACTGTTGGGGATAATAATCAAAGCTGGTTATCCGATAACGCACCTAATGCTATGTTATATGGTTCTTTAGTAGAAGGAGCCCTGTTTATGAAAGCGTCTCCAGATACAATCATGTTATACGAACAAAAATATCAAGAATCATTAGCTATGCTAAAATTATTAGGCGAGTATAAAGACGTAAGAGACGAAGCTAGGCATGACCAAATAAAAATAATGGCTCAGGGAGCAACAAATGTTTAGTGTAGACACAGAAACAACAATGGGACAGGTAACTGTTCAAACTACAAATAATAAAGGTTTAAGTCCAGAATACTGGGCAGAAAGAATAATGGAACGGCTAATTGCTGTTAGTGATAATGCAGACCCTATGGTAAAAGCACAGGCGGAAGTATTTAAAGAACACATACATGCAGTCGTTTTGTTATATATAAAACAAGCCATTAGTAGCGATAGAGCTACAGTAGCTGGTTTATTAGAAAAACAAGGTCATAAAAATATGGCTGAAATAATAAGGAGGCTGTAATGGCAATATCACAAGCAATGTGTACGTCTTTCAAAAAAGAACTTATGGAAGCTGTACATAATTTTAAAAACTCGGGCGGTAATGATTTTAAACTAGCTCTTTACACTAGTTCCGCTAGTTTAGGGGCAGCAACTACTGCATATACAACAAGTAATGAAGTAAGCGGAACAGGTTATACCGCAAAAGGAGCTTCGCTAACTAGAGTAGACCCCACAACATCAGGAACTACGGGGTTTACTGATTTTGCTAATTTAACTTTTAGTTCAGCAACTATTACTGCAAACGGAGCAATGATTTTTAANGANACTGCTTCAGGAGACCCTGCTGTTTGTATTTTAGCATTTGGAGGAGATAAAACATCAACTAACGGTGATTTTACTATTCAATTTCCTGCAGCAGACGCTTCAAACGCTATTATAAGAATAGCTTAGTAGCCTGTGGCTAATATAACTGGTTGGGGTAGAGGTACTTGGGGTCAATTAACCTTTGGAGAACCGATACCCGCAGAAGTTACTGGTGTTTCTGGTACTTCCGCTTTAGGTAGTGAAACAGTAGTAGCTACCGCAGTTATAGCCGTTACAGGAGTAAGTGGAACTTCTGCTTTAGGAAGTGAAACTATTGTTGCTGTAGCTAATATATCAGTAACAGGTAATGCAGGAACTTCCGCATTAGGTAGTGAGACAGTTATTGCCGAAGCAAACATTTCTACTTCAGGCAACGTAGGTACTTCCGCACTAGGTAACGCCATTACAGCAGGTGCGGCAGTTACAGGAGTTTCTGGTTCTGCTTCAACAAGTGGACTCGGAGACGAATCAG